AAATAATAAATAATAAATAATAAATAATAAATAATAAATAATAAATAATAAATAATAAATAATAAATAATAAATAATAAATAATAAATAATAATAATGATTTTAATAAGTTTGTTTCTTTACCTTTATGAGTTTAGAGTTTTTCTTTTTAACAAAGACACCAGGATCATAATCTTCAACGTCTTCTCCTTCATCATTCGTAAGTCCCATTAAATCTCGCTGGTCTTGTAATGACTGCATCTCCCACAAATCATGAGAACACATCCTATAATTAACATCTTGTGCTTTATACCAGAATACTATATCTGATATATTATTTGACTGAACCTTGTTATCAATAACAAGACATTCAAAGTTTTCTGTGCATTGGTTCATAACTTGATTAAATACATCAAATGTTGGGAACATACCAGCATAATGATTGTATATTTTCTCTCTTTCTTTTACAATATTATTACGAAAAATGAAAACATAATCAATATTTGAACGTAGGTCTGGCGGCAATCCAAGTCCATGCTGCATAGTAATTAAAAGGAATATCTTGTAATGTCGTCCATTCATAAAAATACAACGAATATTCTTATCTGTCATCGCTGACTTATTATACATACAATCGTCTAATATTAAGAAAGCTCTCGGATCAATCGAAGAGTTTCCATGCTTTGCCAAATCTCTCTTTCTCTCATTCGTTATATTAATCTGTCTTGTTAAAAACTTGCTAATTAATTTTGGTTCTAATTCATCGTATATCAACATCTTTGGGATAAACTTTTCAAAGTATCCATTAGCACGTTCTGTTTGCGATACAACAACACCGACGGGTACATCCTTGTTATAACTTAGTATATCTTTCATACAAAAACTTTTTCCTGTATTACGTTTGCCAATAAAAACAACAACAGAATCATTCTTGATTTTTGTAGGGTCAAACCTTTTAAGTTCTAGTTTCATTTAATTAATAATAACAAAAATAATATATTATATAGATCACACATCAAAAACAAAGATTATATTTAAGAATAAGAATATAAGAAATAAGAATATATTACTTAATATAATTAATATTATTACGGCGTCAGGTAGCTTATGAAACATTATTGGATTAATATTGATACATCTTGTGATAGACGAGCATTCATGGAAGAGCAGTTTAAAAATAATAAGTTAGATAATGAAAGGATATCAGCAATCACCCCACACGATTTTGATGAAGTTCTTGAAGATAAGCGACCTTTAACATGTAAACATCCTGGGTGTGTAAGGTGTGAATATGAATTTGCTTGTATATCCAGTCATATCAAAGCGATGATTGAAGGACTTAAGGATAAAAATAATAAATGGTTTGTTGTTATGGAAGATGATATAGTGATTCCTTTTAATATTAATTATAATAAGTTAATTAGTGAACTGCCAGAAGATGCTCAGCTTGTACAGCTGCTGATTTTATATGGCCCCACAGTCAAAGCTCTGTATAATCTTTCAGTAGCACATAATATCCGTTTTATTAAATGGCAATACTTACTGCCTTCCACAGGTATGTATATTATATCTCGAGAAGGAGCAAAGATATTAGTTGGCAAATATTTTAAAAATAATAAATATAATTTCATAGAGTGTCCATATCAGGTAGTCGCAGACGTAGCCCTATACTCATCAATAAACTCTTATGCTACCACATTTCCTTTCGCATATCCAAATATAGATTTAGTATCTGAAATACACCCAGAACATTACGAAGCACACAAACAAACCTATCTTGAGATTAAAGATGTTGTTGAGATAGCGGTTAATAACAAAAATATACCATTTATACAATAAATAGAAAAACAAATACTTAGCATATTAATACATAGTATGATTACTTGGTGTATGCTTATGCTTGTCATCATCCTTATCATTTGTTACAATATTATATTTCTCATTAAAGAAATAGATTACTATTAATTGTTTGCGGTGGTCTCTTAATTTATCAGTACAATACAATACATATGTTTCATCTTTTCCATTCATATTCTTATTTTTAATCCATACTTTAAAAAGTTCATTATAAAGTATTACTGATTCGTTTATTAACGGGTACTTGTCTATCTTATTTGTTGCTAACATTTGCGCCTCCTCAGCAAGCCCTATAATATGTAGGAAATGCTTTGTAATACAATCACGACATCTCTTATTTTTGTTTGTAAGATGCTCCTCTAATAATATAGATTGCTTAATAATTTGTTGCATATTATATCGAGGGTCGCTAACAGGATCAATAGAGTCGCACGTAGATGAACATGAACCCGAAGCGCCACCCTTCATTTGCTTGTTATTCTCTTTGTAATTTATATTTAAAAGAGTAGCTGTATTTGAGCCTATACCCATACTATGATCATTTAAATTATGAATATACCATAGTATTATTATTGTAGATAGTATTATCGTAAAAACAATAATAAATGTTTCTAAAATATTTGCCATTAAATATTAATTCTACTAATATAGCAGAAATATATTACAGTTAGATTGATAATTGAGATTTAAGATATACTGTATAATATATAATAATATACCCTAATAATAAATAATAATGATTTTAGATGACCTTGAAGATTTAGAAGGCTTCGCTTTAATTAAAAGCCTCTTTATAGAACCAGAACCATTCAAGGGCGGTGGCGGTGGTAGCGGAGGTGGTGGTGGCGGTGGCGGAGGTGGTAGAGGGTCATCTTCTCGAAACAAGAATAAATTGAAAGACAATCCCTATTTTCCTATCTTTATATTTTTTATTATTTTATATTCTTTAACTTTCATATTTTTCAACACTCAGGGGTCTTCTAAAAAAAATAAATAATAAATATCATTATATAATAGAATAATATATATAGTATAATAAGATGGTTTTGACTGGAGCAGAATTGTTTTTTGAAGGATTTAAAGGCGGTGGCAAAGGAGGTGCGTCAAAAGCTCAAGATGGTGCAGATGCTCCCACTACCGGAAATTCCGGATCAGGTGTTCTTACTGGTGCTACAGCTGGAGCAGTAGGTGGCGCATTACTTTCAGGAGGTTCAGCAGCTTCTATGAGTATGAGTAATACAGGTTCTAATAATGTCGAAAAATGTCCCCTTACAGATGATACGCTATATTGTCAAATTAGCCGAACTGCCGGAATAGCAGGCATGTTAGTTTACATATTCATCATCATTATTTTAGTAATAAGTGTCTTATATGCTATATATTATCTATTTTTAAGAAGCGGTGGATCAAGCTCAAGCAAAGCTACCAAAAGAGGTCGCTAAATTATTTATTATTTATTATTTATTTTTATCAAAATTGATATAGATTTGTATAAACTATAAAGCTATATCTTGAAGATACTATGAAAGTATATGTATTACATAGCAACAATTTAACGAAGCGGAAGAAGCATATATTAGAACAATTTAGACAGCATAATATAAATAACTTTGAGTTTATCGAAAAATATGATGCTCGTGAGATAACTGAAGATGAAAGCAAAGGTTTTGATAAAGATTATAAGAGAAACCTAATGTCCTTATTTTTGAAGCATGTCTATATTTATGAATTAATAACAAAATACGACGATGAAGATGATGACCCTACTTTAATATTCGAAGATGATGTTATATTAAGCGAGGATTTTAATGAAATTGTTAAAGCATATATTAATGAAGCTAATGAAGTCCCTGAAAAATACGATATGTTGTTTATTGGTAGTGGGTATAATCTACATATTAATAAAGAGATCATAACAGATGACAAGCATGTATATAAAAATCCATATACACGTGCTACAGATAGTTATATAATAACTAATAAATGTGCTAAGAAATTATACGATTACTTTCTAAAGGACGCAAAAGATACGAATGACAAAATAACAGTACCAATAGATATGTGGTTAAATAGAGCTATTTTAGATATCAAGTTAAATGTATATTGGTGCGAACCAACAATTGTTTGCCAAGGATCTCAAAACGGATTATTTGAGAAATCCTTGTAAATCTTCAATTATCATATAAAACTGATATAATATATAGTATATAAAAAGATTATTATAATAATGCTATACATTTATGTTTTACAATTACAGAATGATAAATATTATGTTGGGAAAACTATGAACCCGCATTTTCGATTTGATAATCATTTTTCATATAATGGTACAGAATGGACTAAACTTCATAAACCCCTAAAAATACTTGAACTTATTCCAAATTGCGACGATTATGATGAAGAGAAATATACCTATAAATATATGGATAAGTATGGAATTGATAATGTTCGTGGTGGTTCTTATTCATCTGTTATTTTAGATACAGAAACTAAAAAGCAGCTTATAAAAATAAGTAATAGTATAAATAATAGGTGCTTTATTTGTGGTAAAACAGATGGGCATTTTGCGAAAGAATGCGTAAATAATACAAATAATCAAATAGAAATATCTTCGACATCTTTGACATATGATATATCAGAGCATAAGCGTCAATATGATTATATCCCACTCAAAACCTTGCTAACAGATGCTCCCAATATTATGATGACAAATATAAAGGATTTGGATATCATTAAGCAATTAAAGGTAATCCGTTTTAAACTTGGTGATAGCATAATATTAAATTATAATAAGACTGAATATAATTCATTAAATGAACTTGTTGAAAATGTAATAAATATTTTTGAGCAATATGATGATGCTACTCTTGCGAAGATACCTAATATAACATCTGTAGAACATGCTTTGAGCTTGCGCAAATATTTGCTTCCTTGTAAAATTGCTCTATATAAACAGATTGCTGGATTGCTTGAGAAAATGTCAATAGAAAGGTGTAAATTACTTCAATCTGGAAGTACTTTTAATGAACTCGAAAATAGCATAATGTATTTGGTATAATCAAATCGATTCTAATCAGGTAATAATAGGAAGGCAAAGGTTGTCAAAGTATATAATGTGGTTCCCCAAAGTGTATCCATAATACCTATAGAACTATCCATATCTTTGTAGATTGCGAGAGATGTGAAGTTATATATGCCATATATTGAGAATCCCACAGCACCTCCATACATAAATGATTTTAATAATTTATTTTCTATACTTGTATCCTCGCTTTTTTTTATATTTTGAATTGTAAAAGGGATTGCTAGAAATATTACTGAAAACAATATAATAATATATGCGATGATAGTGTGTTCGATACGTGGTTCTAACTCTGACTTTTGAACTTTTAGAATTGCGTTTTTATATCCGTTCATATTAAATGATATCCATGCTACATCTAAAAACATAAGTACAATAGAAGCTACAAGGTATTTAACATATATATTCATAATATCCCTTTATATATATATCTATATCTTATAACTATTATATTTATTTATAATAGAATCATAGAATAATTAAATATGAGTGTAAGTCGTAAATCTTCATTTCAAGAACAATCAATACAGAGACCTGCTAAAATAAGAGCAACATATCCAATAATAAGTAACCAAGGTGCTCCAAAAGGCTCACAAGAGCTAAATAATAGAGATCTTGTTAAAGAGCAATCTGTTAAAGAGTTGTTGAAAATATGCTATGATCAAATAGATTATTCGTTTGAAAATTTTCCAGTTCCAAGTATTTATAATAATCATTCTTATTTTGATAATTCAATTATAACTGAAACCTATGTCGATAATGAGGAGTTGAAGATTCATTTACATGTTTTATTACGAATATTAACTGAAGATGATTACTGTACTAACTATATTGATAGAGTATTTAAAAATTACAAAAATATGAAAGGGCGGTATAAATATCTTGTGGATATTAGTAGTTATGGTTGTAATAATTCTAAATGTATTTCAGTAATATACAATAGTTTATCTTGGGTAAATACAAAGAGAGTTTTAGATAATATAAACATAGATGGACCCGAATATACAGATGTAGACGTTCCATTAACATCCAAACAAATGAAAGGAGAGCTCCGTAGTCAACTTCTTAATATAAAACCTATGACAGAAAACATAAGAAATATAATAATAACCATGCCTTTTTCAGAATCTACCTATGTTCCTACGTCATCATCAAATCGTCCAACATCATCATCGCAAAAACCTAATGAATACGAAATAAAAGGAAGACGAAGACTAAACACTTTAAAACCTCTACCAAATATAGTACCATCAAACTATCAATCACCTTCAAAAAGAGGAGGAAAAGCAATTAAAACACAAAAGACAAAGGTTATCTTTGGGAAAGAAAGGTGTATCTATAAGAAATCTGGAGACCAAAAAGAATATGTAAAATATAAGGGAGACTTAATAACTGTTAAAGAATACAAATATATTATTAAAAATAAATAATAATAAATAGTTAGCTATATTATAATACTTTGATATAATAGAATAATAAAAAATGCCTCGTAAAACCAAGGAGACTAAGACTAAAGAACACGCAGATTGCGATTGTGAACTTGATAAAAAATCGCATGCTCCGAGTAAAAGTAAAAAGAAGGTTGGAGGAACAGCAGACCAGGTATATATTTTGACTGATAATAGATTGACAACACAAGATAATAAGGATAACTCATATAATGAAATAGGCATTATACATACTTGTGAATCGGTTGCTATCAATATTGTTCGGTCTACTGCTACAGGTTTTTTGAATATGTTTGGTAGCTCAGGGTTTGATAATACAATTTTTGATAAAGCAAGACATGATTGTTTAATAAGTATGCAAGGAAAATTAGATAGTGATAAGGCAAATATTTACAAGGTTTCTAATATTCGTTTCGAAGCAATCACAGTAGACCCGTCGCTTATTACCATGAATGCTTACGGAACTTTGCTAATAAAATCAAAGACTGTTGAAAAAGAAGCTAAAAAAGAGTAAATAATATTTTATTTTTTTATTTTTATATTATTTCAATATACGAAATTTATTTATTACTTTAACAAAATCATCATATGGCATTACATATCCTTTATTATTGTTATTGGCATTTGCCTCATCAGTCGCTATTATTTTCATATCCTTCATATCCTTCATATCCTTCATAGTCTTAGAATATACTGATGTATGTTTCGTCGACTTGGCGGCATTCGCATCATTCGCATACTTCTTAACATTTACAGTAGCTCTTTTACTAATCGTGCTAACTTTACCACCTACAACAGCTGCCATATCAGCATCAACCTTCATGTCTCTGTCATATATAAATGGTTCAACTTCCTTATATATATTACCATTCTCCATATTTATAACATAATAATCAGCAGTTTTCTTCAAATTATGGGCAAGTTCCTTAAACATCTCCACTAAATCGCTATATTCCTCTGTGGTATTATCAATCTTCATATTAACCCCTATAAAATCTATGTAGTTGTCTCTAAGCATATCCACAAAATTGTCTCGAAAATCCCTTAAGTAGTTAATATTATTACTAATAACTAATTTCATATAGTCTCTCGTAACATCATTTATAAATAGGTTGTTGCGATCTTCGTTCCCTGATATATATTCTCTAAGTATATCTATGTACTTAAGGGAAGCAGAAGGAGGTTCGTGAATATTAAAGTTAATCTTCTTATATCCTTCGTAATCAAATAATCCGACGCTTCTGAAAGAACTAAGACGATAATCAAATCTTCTTCTTGTGTTTTTCATGTAATTTTGAGGATATAATACATCATCATTATGTAATAAGCTGTCTATAAATAAGTTGTCAAAGTTATAATTAAAACGACCATACTCACGACTTCTCATATTAATAGGTTCATAGTTAGCGTCATTTTTATATCCTGTATAGAATGCTCCTCCTCCTGTTCCACTTATACCAGCGTCATCATCGTAATATATAGCATAGTCTATAACATTAATGTTAAAAAACTTGTAGCATTCACATATAAAATGCTGATGTAGCGTATATTTAACATTAAAATATGTATTAGGTGTCATATCCTCGTTTATTTGTGCTCCTAAGCATATATATGTGATATTATTGTCTATAGCCCCAGCAATAGCCGTCGGATATTTAGATTTTTCTTCGTATATTTTGAAGTTTCTTATGTTGAATTGCCTTCTTTTGCCTCCTTCAAATATATTGTTGTATAATATCTCCATATATTCTTTAGGTGTGTTATGTACTTTACATAAATTATATTTAACTCCTCCTACAACCAAAGTATTCACTACTAATATTCTTGACCCTGGTTGTAAAATAATCTGATATAATTCATCATTAAAATTGATATAATCAATATCATCTTTTATCTCTAAAATATATACAGATCCATTATTTTTAAGATTTTCATAAGCATATTTCAAAGCTATGTTAATATTAAAAGTACATGATAAAAACGATGTTAAAACCAAGTCCTTATTGTGATAACTGTGAAAGTCTTTGCGAGTTCCATGAAAAACATAAATTGTTTTTTTATTATGTGTAAGATTATAACGTGCCTCACTACAAAACTTCAATAAATATCTAACCCTCTTATATGCGGCATTCTCCATTACCACACCATTTGCTATATAGTTCTGTAAAGCACCATTAACTATTCTACTAAAAGGTTCTTGTGATCCTATGTAAAACTGCTGAATATTTAATAGACGATTAGGTGTTATATGTAAAGGCTGAAATGTATGAATACCTGATATATATGTATCCGTATCCAGTATTGTTATCGCAGGCAAAGGCGAGTTATATTTAAACCAATAATAGTAGTCTCCCTTATCTTTATCGCCCTTATTCTTATATATATTTGCGATGTTATTATTGTTATTATTAATCGTATATAATATTGTTTTAATGGTATTGTCATCGCTATATCCTTTAATATCGCTGAGTTGCTTTTCATATCCTTTATTATCATGGATTATCTCGTAGTCTTCTTGGAAACCCTTGTGTAATAGATTGATCGATTGTAAAATACCTCTTATATTATCCCCAAAGAACGGAATTATATCCTTGTCATCCTCCGCAAAATCCACAATATTTAAAGTTATATGTGAAGGTAATATTGACATGTATTTAGCATATTCAAGGTTGCTCGCAATACTATCTGTATATTTACTCTCATGTTCCCCATTAAATATCATCTTATTTCCTTTGAATGTTAATCGAATACACCTATGTAATATAGTTGAATATAAGAGCTTTTCATAATATTCCTTGTAATCACCACCACCACCCATACTATAACTTTGTGATTGTGATTGTGATTGTGAGAACTTAAGAATAAACTGAGGATTTGCTGGCATATTATAATTGTAATAGGATATTGGTATTATTTTACTATCTTCAACACGTGTTATGATGTTTATAGGCGTTATATCAGTTGAAAAATAGACAAAGTCATCATATTTTTTTTCAGCGTCTCCGTACCTTCTCATAGTATGCGCATCAAACATATTGATCTGAGGCATATCCTTCTTAAAAGTTATACGATATATTTGATGTATAAAATGTAATAATACTATTAGTTTTTTCATGTGTCTCAAATAATATGCGTAAGATATAACTCGCATTTGTGATATTTCATTACAAGATGCCCTATATATACTAATAAACCTCTTGTATTTTTTTAATAACAAATCTTTGTTTTTATTGACGTATTTTTTGCTAATACTGCTATTCATAACCTCTGTAAAGATAAAATAAAAATAATATATATATACAATTACATCTGATATCAGACTGATATAATCCAATTATATTCGTCTACGAGCAACAGTAGGCTTTCGTCGTATTACGGGTCTCACAGATCTCGCCTTGCGTTTAACTACTCTTTTCTTACCACCTTTTTGTAGGGTTTCAAGTTCCTCCATCAACCTTGTAATTTTTCTTTCAACTCTACCTTTTTCTTTTTTAAATTCATTCAGATTATGCTCTAACTCCCGCATATTAGAGCGTTCAATAAAAATGCTTTCTTTTAATTTTTCATTATTAGCATTTATTAAATTTTTTGATTTTTGGGTTTTGCTCTTGATTGTACTTAACTTATAATTACTATTATCTGATTCACGATTTAATTCTGTAATAATACTATATTGTCTTCCTATTGAAATTTCAATTCTTTCAATAGATATCCCAATTTTTTCCAGTAATTTTTTTTCTACTTCTATTTGTTGTTTCTTATCTTGTATCCTCGGTATATTTTCATATTCTTTTAATTCAGCCGGAGTAAACCCATAAAAATCTGCGGTTGCTTTACTATCCGCTAATGCCCTTCTTAGATTTCTTGCCATTCTTATTTATTATTCTAATATATGTGTTATATTATTAAAAAAATTATTTTGTATATAAGGAATCAAATTACTTGCTATTTAATGCGCGCGCACATATCTAACAGGACGTTTAACAACACGCTTCACGACACGCTTCACGACACGCTTTACAGGACGCTTCATGGTACGCTTTACACCTCCATGGCTTGTCTTTAAACCTAAATATCCCAGATCACCACGATCTTTTAAAATTCTGGAAATATGAAAATTATTACCATTAGCTGTACCACTTAGTGTCTTTCCTTTTCGTTGTGCTTCTTTAATATCTTTTTCTACTCCCTTTCTCTCAAGTAATATTGATTCTTCAAGTCTCTTTAATATTTCAACCTGTTGTTTATCATACTCTATTTTTTTTGCCGCTGCTGCTGATTCAAGTTCAGCTTTTATTCTTCTTGCTCTTAAACCTACTCTGCTGCGTCCTTCTAATTTTTGTAAATGTTCGTTTAATTTTCTCTCAGCACTATCAGCAGAATTTCTTGCTCGACGTCCTTCTTCAAAATGTTGATTATCGAGATTATTAGAAACAGTATAAGCAGTATGCAATCTGGCACGACGCTTCGCACCATCTCTGAAAGCTTTGCTTTCCCTTCTACTTTCTAATGCGTCTTCCACTCTTTCCTTTATACCTAAGGTCGCAAGATTAGTTAAACCTCTTGCAAGCGATCTCATCTTTGGCCAATTTTCTCCTGACCCAGACATACTATATTATCTTCTAATATATTTAAGATATAATAAATTATTATAATATAAAAAATAATATCCAATATATATATTAACTTATTACTTATATATGCCTTGCTTAGGTTGTGCTATATATCTACCAACATTTAACGATATAATCCAATATTTTCAAAAAAGTTAATTTACTTACTATTTTCTATCATCCTATCAACTACTTTTCTGCTAATTAATCTAACATGGCATCCATTATTAATATCTACATGTTTATTATCTTTTTCATCTGTTAGCCCATAATATTCACGAATATCTGCTGGCATATCCCCAATTTTACGCACATCCTTTTGTGGTTTTATAATAGTATTAGTGTGAGAAGCGTGAGCGACACTATCTTTTAATTTTTCTTTTATCTGCTTCATAGAATATATACCTCCTGTAGAAATACCAGCAGCAGCATCGTCAGAATCACTTTTTCTCGCAGGCTGAGAAATACCTAATAGCTTGTTATACAATTCATGATTTTCTTCTTTCGTAGGCGTCATAATTAAACGACACATAATTATTGTGTGCGCACCTCTATCAAACTCGTATAATATCCTTATTATAGAGTTTGGCAAAAGAATGAACTGGAATAACTGATCATTTAAGTTTATATATGTCTTCTTATCATCGCACTCTATTATATAGATATATCCAGCACCCCTTGTAGCTGCCTCGCTGTAATATGAAGCAGTATAAATATTAAGACTTGTTGATAAAAACCCTAATATCTCTATATCATTATTCCTATCTTTCATGGTATGTAATCGATTAGCAGTTCCATGATAGAAATATACATTATTATTTACATACTGGTCATCTATATCCATATTCTTATAAACACCTACAGTTTCCTTAACTCTATGTATCAGCCTATCTTTTTCATAATCAATATTTGGAATATCAAGAACCGAACTATTTGCCTTACTTATGACTTTGTAAATTACTTCATTCAACATCTTGCTATACGGAGCTATTCCATAATTTTTATAAGCGTCGCCAAGAGTTCTAAATCTTGCGTTCTTATCATAACCATAAGGTTGCCACCTGAAGATGGCTGCTAACTTACAAATATTATATGATGATTGGCTATCTTTTTTATTTAAAGGTATCCAAGAAAATATCGGCAACATTCCAGTATATTTGTAGTTATAAAAGATGTTTCTGTAGTAATTAGGCGCTCTATTAACATAATTTGATGCTTGAGCATTAAGCGAATACAATATATTACGCCGTATCTCATCATTAGTACCAAAAGACTGTCGTTCCATACCTTGTAATGTTCCCTCGTAGAAATCGTATCGATAAGTTGCCTCTTTTCTTATCTCCTTTATTTTTGGCATTTTGGCAAGTCTCTTATTTATTTCCTTTAAAAGTTCGTTGAATGGCGCATGTCTACGTAATACCTCTTCAGTTGTTACAAAAATATTTCGAGGCAGTCCACTATTTGTAATATTATAATTGAATTGCTTAAAACCGAACTGTTTCTTCGCAAATTCAAGTGTAGCCGGAAATGGTAATGTTCTATATGTTAACATAGGTATGTATTCTATTATTTTTAACTGATTATACTTATTATATGAAAGAGCAGGATTAACAAAATACCTATCTCCGTCTTTACGCATATTAAATACATATTGACGATTTAACAAAGTATTTCCATTATATGATTCATCATTCCTTAATATAGTATCAATCAACGTTTTGCTAATATCCTGTTGAAAATCATTATGCTGATATATAACCTTATCACTAATTTCAATAATTTTATCACCAGGGTCTACCCCTATGCTATCACAATACTCTTTCATCTCATCGTCATACATAATTAAATTGACTGGCAAGGGAGTATCGAATTTATAATTTTTATACAAATCATCATAATAATAATTCAAATGTAAATATTTTGTAAATATCACAACAACTATCGCATTTACAACATCTGTTATATATTTATACTCTGATAACACACCATTTTTATCGCATTCAGATTCTAATTTGTCGCAACACTTATGAAAATCCTTCATATAATCATCAATATATTTATCACAGATTGGTTTATTAGCAGCCCGTATCCTTTTCTCTTCATCTATAGCTGCTTGTGCTGCTGCTTGTGCTGCAGCCTTTCTCTTCTCCTCGGCTAAACGCTTTGTCTCGCTTGCTTTTTCAGCCGCTGTCCGCTGATCCTTTTGAATATCGCCTATTTGTGTGTTTAAATCTTCTAAAAACTTCTTAGAAATCACTTTGCTAATTGCCCTCTTTACGTTATCATCATCAAAATTATTATAGCATTTAAACAATAACCTCTGGAAAATAGGACTTTTAAAACCAATCTCTTTAGATGTTATAGGGTTCTTTATCTTCAGGTCTTTTATCTGTTCTTTTGTTAAACCTTTCTTCAACTTTCTTATTTCTTTAGCAAAAATAATACACTGGTCTTTTGATAGTTTATGGGAGGTATCATTCCGTACTACCATACTTTGCGCAGTCTTATATATTGTTGGTGAAGAATAACTCATCTTTGCGCTTGAAGAACTGGATTTTGCTTTTACCGGAACGGCTGGTGCTCCTCTTGCGGCTTGTGATGTGCCTCTTGCTGGTGACGGAGAGCGTGCTGTGCCTCTTGCGGCTTGTGCTGTGCCTCTCGTAGGAGAAGGAGAGCGTGCTGAAGCCGATATCACAGTCGTAGATACCCTACCCTTCTCATATAAATGAACCTCGTCTATGAAATTTAGAACATGTTCTCTATATGATAGATCATATCCTTCTATACTAACAATAGAACCATCGTCCAAATAATAATAAATGAATGATAAGAAGCTAATAATGATTTTACTATTCCTATTTAATTCTTTATCAGTAAGAGGATTTACCCATTTATCTGAAGTGCCTTTATATAGATATGATAATAAATTTTTACATTCCGTATCGTTTAACTTCTGGTAATCCTTGTATATTGTCGAGAACTTGGGATTTACCATTAATCCTTTAGTTGGTATTCTTTTAATTGTCATTTATACTTAATATATATAAATATTAATATTAATATTAATATTACTAAAAAATAATAAATATTTTGTCCAGCCTAATCAACATCAGTCCAGCCTAATCAACATCTTCTTCTGCTGCCTTACTCGCTTTGCTCTCATTCCAATTAATTGCTGCCTGTTTCATTAGTTCCTTCCTCTCTTTGTCAGGGAACTCAGTAATTAAACGCGCCATCTCATCTTTGATATATAAGTTATACTTACTCGGAGGCTTCTTAATAACCACACCATCGCTGTCGAGCTTAACAGCCCTCTTCTTACTTTGCCCTGACTTCAGAGCATCTTTAAAAACAGATACAGCTATCTTTTTAGTATCATCGAGCGTATATTCATGATCATCATCAACAGCTAATATCAGATATTCCTTAAATTTTTTACCAGATACTTTCTTCGCAACACTTACACTCATTCTTATAAACTTAAATGAATTATAAGTTTTATATAATTTTATATATATATTAATTATAATAAAAGGTTTAGCAAATATAAAAATGTCTTTTATTGCCTCAAAATTATTAGATCCAGAACATTTTGATTACAATTCATATACAGACGAGTCTAATATTATCTTCGACCTACTTGATGAAATATTAAATTTATCTAAAACTTTTGATTATAAAAATATTGCTATATTATTGATTGAGATAATAGAAACAGCAAACTTTTTTAAACATATTGATGAGAATGATGAAAGTAGCGAAGGATATAGTATCGTAGATAATACTTTCATGCTTAGTATAATAAGAGATTGTGATGAATTTAAAAATCTTGAATTTTTTATGAAAAACTATAACGACGACTTTGTAAGGAAATGTGAAACTTTACATGAAAAAATAAAAGGGTTAGACAAATGGTTTACTGACTATAATAAACTTATAATAAATGATTACATGAAAAAATCTGAACTAATCCTTTATAAATTTAAAGATATCGAAACTAATTTAAATAATAGCAAGGGTAATTTAAAACCCATAGAAGAAGGAAAAGTTGACTTTAATATTAGACTAATTACAAAAAACGATATTATATGTATGATATCTCACAAATATTTTAAGAGCTTCTTATACAAAAACTTACATGTTATTAATAAAGATTATTATTCAGCAACAAAAGATGACATAAAAGCTTTCGTAAAGATACTATATACGCTATATTTAAGTGTATGTATACATTTTGATTCTATACGCAAAGCCTCTAAAATTGAAGACCATGTAATTAGTACAATAATAACTTCAATAAATAGACAGAAACTTTTATGCGAAAATTTACGTGAAGAAGCAGCTCAAGAAGAACCTCAAGAAGAACCAGCAGTACCAACAGCAACACCACTACTACCACCACCACCATAATCACCGCATTTAACCCTTATTTACATTTACACCCTTTACGAAGCTCAGCAACTTCGAGTTTCAACTCGTCTAACTCTTTTTTTAGGGCTTTTATAGATTCCACAAATAATGGCGCCATCTTTTCATAGCAAATAGTTAAAAAATTATCACCACTCTTTGATACAATATTATTATAATTGTCTCGTGTCATATCGAATGGTGCCAATCTAACAATCTCCGGAAGAATACTTTGAACTTCTTGAGCACTCAAGCCAACATCAGGAGTTTTTGTAAACCCATAGTTCATAGCTAAATCATTCGGAACAAAATGAAAACCATTCAATCTATTAATTAAAGCTATTGGATTCTCTATATTAGATGTATAATCTTTCAACCTATTGTCTGAGAATGATGTTGTTATCCCCTTTGAACATATAATAGCACCATCGACTGTTAGCGTATCTATGTTGCTTGTAGTTCCTATAGATACATTCGTCAAACTAAATACGTTACTCGATGTTATTACCCATGCCGACTTAATACTATTGATTGAAAATGCCAAATTATTACTTGATGATAATACATAATTACTATTAAATACATCATTAACCCGTATAGTATTATTCAAAGTCGCTACATTACTATCTATCCTCCTCGCAATCACGTTGCTGGTCTCTAATACATAATTGCTCGTATCCAACAAGACATCTCTATTATTCCTTATATAATTTCCTGTAATTCTGACATCACCATTATTGCCCAAAGTAAATACGTTACTATCCCTATTAGATGCCCGTATAATATCATTTATAATGTCATTCTGCTTAATAACAAGCGCCCTCGATGTATTATTCGCATTCGTTATTTCAAGCCGTTCTGTTGTATATACTTCAGTCTCCAAAGTAGTGCTTGCGCCAAGAACTATTAAATTTGAAGTTACTGTTAAAGTACCATTAAGTTCTAAATTATTATTATATCTATTATTTATAATAAACTTTTTAGAACCATTAAGATTTTCATTTATCATATCTGTAGTTAAATTTGTTATTCTCCTTGAAATAATATTGCTTGTAGATAATACATAATTGCTCATATTTGTATTATTAAGATCAGCCTTTGCTGCCAAAATATTGCTTGTAAATAATACATAGCTTATCATGTTATTATCATTTGTGTTTGCCTTGTTTATTAATTTATTGTCAATCGACAAAATAAAATTGCTCATGTTCAGATCATTTAAGTCAGCCTTCGCTACTAAGATGTTGCTCGTAGAGAATACATAATTGCTCATATTAAAATCATTCAAGTCAGCCTTTGCTACTAAGATGTTGCTCGTAGAGAATACATAATTGCTCATATTAAAATTATTTAAGTCGGCCTTCGCAACTAAGATGTTGCTCGTAGAGAACACATAGTTACTCATGTTAAAATCATTCAAGTCTGCCTTGTTTATTAATTTATTATTAGTAGATAACACATAATTACTCATGCTTGCTTCTTTTGTATTTATAGTAGCATTCAAAGTCGCAACACTATCTAAAAGTAAATTACAATTGTTTGTTTCAAGACTTAATATCTTTCTGTCAAGGTCTTCTATAACATTTATGCCACTAACATTAAAAATATTACCACTTATATATAAATCATTACTTGTCCTTACATCACCATAATACTGGATATTCCCATATTTGTCAATAAGTAGCTGTGGATGCTCAAATTGATTATCACGATAATTAAATTTTAAATTACCATCATAACTATATATTTCATTTATTAGACTGTTCCTATCCGAATAATCTTCTTTTACAGAATTCGCAAATATTATATGAGGCTTCAAATTGGTTCTATTAAAGTTAGTAAGCTGTATATTTAGATTACTATTCTTAACATATCGCCTATAATATTCTTCAACAATAATAGAATTGCTTAAACCCACGCCATATATTGAAAACTCATCCTTTATCTGTATATTAGAACTTACATAAATCAGTTCAGTATTATACATCCCATCTATAATCTCATTCGACGTACTAATGTTTAATATGTTCGAAATGTTATTATAACCCGTATTATAATCAGCATACGTTATGTTTGAATTATACCTTATAATGTAGTTGCTATTTGATAGGGTATTTGGAATAATATTAGAACTGTTGATACTGAAAGTATTCTTTCGATGGATTGCGAATTTACCTTTGTAGGCATAGGTTAGATCTGTACCACTCGTAAAATTATAACATACTATGTTGGATGTTGTAGAATTGATATAAACATTAGATAATGAATTGATATCACCCAATTTTATTAGATTTTTATTAATAAATACTTTAGATATATTCTTTGTTGTACTATTAACCTTTGGTAAATAACTGAATATTTCATTATTAAGTGATATGATATTGCTTGTTATACCTCTATTGGTGTCCACGATCATCGCATAATTTGATGTAAAATATGTGTTTGATGTGGTGATATCTGATAAATATGAAGGGATATTATAGATATTGTTAAATATACAAGAGAATTTGTAGTTTCTGCTTATTATATTGTTATTCAAAGTTATATCAAAAACATTAGATGTCTGGTTATTAACTAATCGCATCTCATCCAAACTCATAATCTCATTACTTGTATCCGATAATAACGGAGTAATACTAAACAACACCCTATCATTCTCGAGCAAATTCTCTTTATTGAAATCAATCCTATATGCCGGCGTACTATTTATTATAGTATCTGTTGCTTTATAATTGCTGTTAATAATATTAGCATTCGTTTCATTAAACTTATATGTCAAATCAATATTAGAATGTATAGATAAATACGTGATTTTCTTAATATCATTAAGAGTTTTATAAACAACCGTATTATTATTTGCTATATTACTTCCAAAAATGTCATATGTTGGCACATACGTTGACGAAATACTATTATTATACGTGGTATCATATATTTTTGTGCTATTATCCCAGTAATTTGCGTTAGTCTGTTTTGTTAATACAATATTACAACTATTAACAGAAACTTTGCTATATATATAATCCTTCGTATATCTCGCATTTATTAACATAGTCTGTTCATCATATTCACTATTAATAGACATCGTCTGTAATGGCGTAGTCTCGTTAAACCCATATCTAACACCATCTCGCAAATTTATACCAGTCGTATAAGGATCTATTGTTAGTATATTAAGTAAGTCTTTTGCGCTGGGCTCAGTATTTGCCGGAACTACTGCTGCATCTATAGTAAATCGAAAGTTATTTGCTGTACTTCCTGAAGATATTGTAGCATATTTATTGCGGTCTCCAGCAATATTAGCCATGTTTATTTTTACAGGATTATAGGTGTTGGTTAATTGTAAGCCGTATATATTGTCATCATCTATATGTAAACTAATATTACTATTGTATCCGCTTGTACCTTGTCCCAAATGCATGTAGGTCTTTGAAAAACTATTATTAAACTCTACAAACGAATGATAAAAGTCATTATTATTGTCATTTTTATAATAGCTGAATGTTAAATTAGTATTATCAGTTAGAATATCATTATTATTTGAAACAAGAATTTGAATCATATTTTTAATATTATTGCGATCCTTATCATAGTTAACATCAAAGTCGTTATATTTATAAATACCTAATTCTAATGCCGAGTAATCATGATCATGATTAATAGCGTTATTCGCATCATTCACAGCATTATTTGTAAGAAGATTCGACGTATATGTAATGAATTTTGCGACAGATAACCGATCATTATTCTGCTTAATAACAAAAGGAATATCTGTATTAATTATTGAATCAACCACAATAGACTTTACGGGCTTAAAGACGATGTTTTTGCCCGAATGTTCAATATCTTCATAGTCTACCACATTTTTATAGATAATATTAGATACTGATACTACATCAATATACTTTGATAGATCAGTCTGTCCTTCTAATTTTTTAAGGCGAAAATTGAAGTTATTACTACTATTATCTATAATATTAATATTACCATGAACATCCAAGTCGCCATAAATAGACACAGCAACATTATTTTCAGCTTTGATAAAATCGTAATTTACAGTAGGATTATTAAAGTCAACATGATAATTTGAGTTAAGCGTATTGTAATACATGGACATACCAAAAGAAGTCGGCTCTATCGTCTTATCCGTATATCCGATCTGTAGAGGACCGATTCTTGCGACATCACGTGAATCAATATCATTATACTTGTGATTTTTGTATATGAACCATTTTTCTAAATCTCGATCATCCCTTAAGTCCCTGTCATATTCACATATGTCTATCCCACTAAAATCTGCGTTATTGTGAAGACCACCTCCGCGAACTCCCCTAAATATTCTGATTATAGAATGATTATAATCTTCAATATTTGTATTACGTATCTGTAAAGGTAGATGAACATCTTCACCACTCCACCCAAGTGATATTTTCTTATTTGTATAAAAACTATCAGGATTATTGGTTACCTGTAGAGTTTCTATAAGTTTATCATTCTGATAATATTCATCACTATTAATACCATATTTAACATTAAATCCTCGCATCTTCGTTGAGTAAGAAGATATATTGTCATAATTAATACAATATTTATAGGTTTCCTCGTTGTAAATATTAAAATAATTCCTATAGCCATTATAAACAAATCCAGACATCTTCGTAAGAACATCGTCCTTATATATATTATAATCAGTCGCAGCAATTTGACCATTAATATCTAAATGAATGCCTTCGTGAGGGAGCTTGGTATTTATACTTAAGCCAGTATTTGTAATAGCGAGCATAGGCGGACTATTAATTAAGTTAGGACGGAACACGTTATTTTCTAATGATGATATGTCAAATGAAGGGTAAAAATATATATTATGCTTTTTACCTTCTACGGGATTTGTGTTAATCAATAGACTGTTATCATAGAAATCTAAGTAAGAGAGATGTCCGACATTCGCAATATATTTATTGGCATTAACTTTGTCTTGTAGTATGACTTCAAAATTATTATTAGAACTTCTGGATTTAAATATATTAACAACGCCTGTAAACCCGTCGCTTGTTTCGGGACCCACGCTCAATTTATTTGGAAAACTGATATTGCGATTTGCGTCGAGATTTGCGATATTACTATGGACATATGTAAAAAAATACTTATTAACGCCATTATCCGTATTGCTGGTTATTGTAGTGTATCCTAATGTTTCGTCGCTAATATTTATGGGATTAACACGGATTCCTCCAATAACTAAATCATTAACTATCTCTAATCGATTCATAGATAGCGCAGTTGTATTTTCAAAACTCGTAGTCCCTCTAAAAGTCGCACTATCAGCGACAACTAATTTATTCGCATTAACAATCTCTGAAGATAAACTATAAGATACGTTAATATTTTTAGAAATCAAATTTTCCTTTATTTCTACAATATTGAATGAATAACTAAGACCTGTAAAAGTACCTGCTGTAATCTGTGAAGGCCGAATACTACCCACGCCATCAGCACGAATATACACATCGTCCATGTGCTTGTAACTATTTGCGAAATTATCAAATATAATGATATCGTCAAATTTAGAAGCGCCTTTAACATCAAATTTCATCTGCTTAGTGAATGGTACTCTCGAACTAATGCCATCCGTCAATATATTCTTATAATATGTTAGATTGACCGCCTTATTTTTACCGATACATACATTCCCATTATTATCAATCGTCATAGCAGCATAGTCGCTATCATTCAAATATGTAGGAACAGCCTCCCTATTATATAAGGAGTTGATTTCGACTGCTGATTTATTAACATGAAATTCCAAAGGCATGCCTTTAGTGGTAGAGATGACGGCAGGTGATATATTACTACCTCCAATAATACCGATACTAAGCTTGGATAATTCTTCGGTGCTTGTATTATATGTGTCATTTCTTAGCGCTATATGAATATTGTTAAAATCATTATTGGGAGTCGAATTAATATTTAAAGGATGTTGATTATAATTTGTATCGACCAATCCGCCTAATGTTAGATAATTTGGTGTATATATATTATTAACAGGATACTTTGTGTCATATAGATTGTTAAAGTATGTAACCACGCCTGTTTTGAATGGCTGCGATTGCGACAAGATATTTACACTTTTTATCAAGTCTATTAAAGCGTTGCTGCCAATCTCGCCGCTAATAGATATATTACTAAATTGAATACTATGGGCATTAATAGTACCTTCACACTGGATATTCCTATTAATATAAAGAGATGTGTTAGGTTGCCTGTAATTTGATGTAATATATCGTGAAGTATTGATTGCGACCCCGTCATGATTAACATACATATTCCATTTTGTATCCATCTGGTTGCTATTATTATTCGCAGTCCCCATCCCATCACCGACAACTAAATATTCGTTATCATTTAAGGAAAGGCGTTGGATGTCTTGAATTGTATTTAACCCGATCCCTAATGAATCTACTTTGACAATAGGTTCTGTGTCCTGAACAATAAAATCATCCATTTTACTATATGTAATTCTATTTTATTCTATTTAAAAGAAATAAACAATTAATATTTATATAATAATAAAATGATATAATGAAAAAATGATATTAATATATTACTTTGAATATTTATAAGATTACAAAGATATGAAGCGCATCCAAGGTATACATAACAAAACAAAGGATATTGACATCAATAACCAGCCCTATAATAATAAGAATGTTCTGCTACAAAGCAACGATTTAACAGATATATTCAATAATAACGGGTTGAATGACATAGAGTTTAAAAATATTGATTTGTATCGTGTAGCGTTTGTTCACAAATCATATTGTACCATGAAGAACATCGATTTTGATAAGAGTAATATTAACTGTCCTACAGATTGCTTACCGCTTCAAGATATGTCTTATGAACGTTTAGAGTTTCTTGGTGATTCTCTGATTGGTATGATTGTTGCTAACTATTTATACAGCAGATTTCCTGACCAAAATGAAGGCTTTCTTTCAAAGATTCGAACAAAAATTGTTAATGGCCGGATGCTTGGATATTTGTCAGATAAAATAGGTTTCCCTAAGTTTGCTATAATATCAAAGCAGGTTGAGGAATCTGGTGGCAGAAATAATTTCAAAATTATGGAAGATATATTTGAGGCATTTATAGGTGCTCTATTTCTTGACTTTCAGACAGATAGCGACAAGGTTCAGCTTCCAAATACTATTAAGATTGCACCATTTACTGGTGCTGGCTACTTTATAGTTGAAAGTTTCATTATCTATATTATAGAGAATTATATTGATTTCTGTGAACTCATAAGGATTAAAAATAATTACAAAGATATGCTTGTATCCTACATGATGCACAACCTCCAAGATATTCCAAAGTTTTACGAAGTAAAGATATTGATGAAAGATAATATGCGCATTTTTACCTACTGTATAAAAGACAGAAATAACGCAATTATTGCTACATCGACTGGGAGCAATAAGAAAGAGGCCGAGAATAATACGGCAAAAGAAGCGTTAATCTATTATAATGTGGATATCTGCGAGTATAATTCGAATATATAGTATTGTAATAATATTATATAAACAAAATATATAATTTTATATTTACTATTACAATTATAATTCTTTCACATAATGAATAAATTAAATATTACACATCTTGTTTTATCTGGAGGGGGTATGCGTGGTGTAATATTTATAGGAGCGCTTAGATATTTATATATTGAAGGGTTGCTTAAAAACATTACACATATAGCGGCAAATTCTATAGGCTCTTTTGTAGCTCTGTTTATTACTTTTAAGTTAACAATAGAGGAGATTGAGGAGATTATTTATAATTCGAAGGATGACAAAGATCTATGTGTAATACCGACTAAAAATTATTATAGAATTATATCAAAATTGGGCTTATGTTCGATTGCGCATTTTATGGAACATTTAAGAAAAAGATTGCGTATCAAGTATCCTGATATGGAAGACATGACATTTAAAGAGGCTTCACAAAGGTTTGGTGTGAATCTTTATTTTTCAACAACAAATATTAATAGATGTGAGAATCGTATTTTTTCTATAGAGGATACTCCTGACATATCTGTGTTTACTGCGTGTGAAGCGTCTATGGCTATTCCTTTGATATTTACACCAATAGTTATTGAAGGTGAACATTATTATGATGGTGCGTTCTCTAATAATTTTCCTATTAAAATATTTTCACACATATCTAAAGAGAATATTATTGCGATGATATTGTATAAAAAACGAGAAGAATATGTGCCTACAAATACTAAAATAAATATATTTTATATATTGCGACAAATATGTAAAATGTTTGAAATATTGCGTGTAAATCAAGTAACTATTAATGAGTTAAAAGAGGAAGATCGAGACTACTACTTTATGCCCAATAATATAACTATGCAACATTCTATGAACATTATTGTGAATCGGAAAGGTGTTAAATTAGAATTATCGGATGAACAGATCGATGAGATGATCCTATATGGGTTTAGTTGTATGGCTGATTATATTGACAAACGCAAGGAGTTATTATATGATAAAAATAAATTAAGACTTGCTGAACTCAGCGATCTATGTGGTGATACTTAGCAAATTATATATATATTACTGAGATTTACTTGATGTCTTGTTAGGAGACTTGCTTGGAGATTTAGATTTGTTAGGAGATTTGTTAGGAGACTTGCTTGGAGATTTAGATTTGTTAGGAGTTTTATAATACATTTGAGTTCTATTTGTTTGCTGATTATCATGTGGTTTTATTTGTAATACGACTGGTTGTTGTTTTTGTATTGGTCGTATACTTTGTACATTTCGTATACTTTTATTTTTAGATACCCTTCTAATTAATTTAGGGGCTTCTGGAACTATTTTTTTATATCCATAACTTCTACAAAATTGATCTACATTAGGTTGCTGTTGCTGTTGCTGTTGCTGTTGCTGTTGCTGTTGCTGTTGCTGTTGCTGTTGCTGATACATAGGAAACATGAGATTATGAGTATATGATGGAGGTCTTTGTAGTTGTCTTCGTGGATGATATAGCGACTGTCTTAGCTGTGGTCGTAGCTGCTGTAGTGGCTGCTGATAATGTGGTATATTATACCTGGGTAAATCATACCTTACAATTCTATTGTTTATACGGTATTCAAGATAGTTTGGATATAGTTTGGGTGCACTTGGTAAATCTCTTTTTATACTATTGCTTATTGTTCTTTTATTATTCGCATATTGGAGTGCTTCTGTAAGAGTATTGGGCATTCTAATATATATACTATAAATTATTATATATATACTATAAATTATTATATATATAGTATAAATTATATATATTATTATTATAGTATTAAAATGAATAATAATAATGAACCATATATATTTCTATTAGATTTAGATGGAACCATTATAGGTGATTGTAGTTATCAGTGTGATATTTATAATATACAAGAAATTATAAAGAAGAACATAATATTAAAGAATAATAATATTCAATTAGGTAATCTGGTAAAATATAAAACTACATGTGACCGAATGCTCGACAACTGCTATAATTTACAATCAAAACTGTTAAGACCACATTTTGCGACATTTATGTCTGAAATGAAAAAAAAGTTCCCAAACAGTTTTTTCTTTATTTATACTGCCTCTGAGAAATCGTGGGCTAATAAGGAGATTTTAATTATAGAAAAGCAAAATAACATTAAGTTTAATAGACCTATATTTACAAGAGATAACTGTTTAAAAGATGCGTCAGGTAATATTAAGAAATCAGTTAATAAAATACTACCGCAATTATTAAAGGCAATAAAGATGCCTAAGACCCATTCGATTGTTAATAATATTATAATTATAGATAATAACCCTACATTTATAGATTATACTGACAATCTGCTAATTTGCCCTACATATGATTATCTAAAGTTCCACAATCTATGGGAGAATATCCCTCAAGAATATGCGAAGATATCTGAGCTTAAGCATTTTGTACTAAGATTAATCTCAAATAAAAAGATGTATGTCAAGAATAACCCGTCAAATACTATAGTATTAGAGAAATTACATAGATGGTTATATAGGAAATATAAAAAAATAAATAAATATAATAATAAATATGTTAACGATTCTTTCTGGCTAAATCTCACCACTCTTATCAAACACCATAATATCACATCATTTAATAAAAGGACGGTTAACTTGTTATACAAGAGCATTTAAGGAAAAAGCATTCAAGAAAAAAGCATTCAAGAAAAAAGCATTCAAGAAAAAAGCATTTAAGGAAAGAGCAGGCATGCGAATATATAAATATATGTTTTATAGTATATATATGTTCTCTTAATGATATATATAAGTTTTGATATTGGTATTAAAAATCTCGCCCTGTGTATTTTGGAAAGGACTGACGAAAAGATCCAAGTATTAGACTGGAGAATAATTTCATTAGCAGATAAAAAGAAAGATATCAAAGGTATCGATGATATATCCGAGCGTATTTATATGGAACTCGACAATATTATTGGTTTTTTAAAACAAAAAGGAATCCATGAAATTGATTATGTTTTGATTGAAAACCAACCATCAAACTTAAACGGTATGATGAAATCTATTCAATATATTATATACTGCTATTTTAGCCTCCTAAAATATTGGGATAAAATTATAGAAAATGTTGTGCTTGTTAATGCGGGACTTAAAACTAAAACACATGATTTTAAACCTGAAATACAGATTCAAATGGATGATGCCACAAAGTCCGCAAAGAATATTAAAGGATTCCGTCGAGATAAATACAAGATGAATAAGCAGACAAGTATAGAAATATGTAGAAATTACATTAAAGATGACAAGGATTTATGTGAGATTTTTGATAATAACAAGAAAAAAGACGATTTGTGTGATGCGTGCTTACAAGCAGTCGCCTTTATAAGATCCCATAATGCCGATATGACAACAAACAAAACTAAATATAATAAAGTATCTTTTAAGGATTTGCCTGATATTACGACTGTTTCAGGTGATACAGGAGCCTTGGTATCTATATAAATTAAAGAATTCTGGCATATCTATCTCTAATTATTTTTTTACAACCGCCTTAGCAGTCTTCTTAACAACCGCCTTAGAAGTCTTCTTAACAACCGCCTTAGAAGTCTTCTTAACAACCGTCTTAGCAGTCTTCTTAACAACCGCCTTAACAACCTTCTTCACAGTCCCATTAGTATTCTTTCGTGGTTTTCTTATACTTCTCTTGCGTCCTCCAAGAGACTGTACTTTAAGTTTTTTAAGTTCTTTTTCGATTTCACGATATTCTATATATATTGAAACATAAGGAACATCATCTGTAATAATGATTAGATCATCTTTTAATTCATCTAATTTCTTCTGATAAAAGTCACGACTATTATTTAAGGAATTAAAAAATCCATAAATAAAAAGTTTATTAATTCCTAATGGTATATCATGTTCCCGATCTAAATATATTGAAAATATATCAATATATTTAAAAGCAATATCGGCAACAGTAATAAAATCTGTAATATCTTTCTCTATATATTTGTATATTATATCAATATCATTAACAACCTCTTTCTCTATATCTTCTATAATATTATTATTATCATCAACTGTTAAATTGTGTTGGACTTCGACTTCTGCCTCTATATCTTTTATAGCTTTTATTTTTTTTTCTGCTAAGTCAATTTCTACATGCGCAGCATGCGGTGTTTTTGTATCTATTGGAAGTGGTGCAACACTACCCCTATTTATTATATATTTGTTGACAAGATATTTAATATTATTTTTAACATTTCCCAACAACTCTTTGAACCTTTTTCTTTTTTCTCCACCCCCATCTTGTTCTTCAGAGAAAAATTCATTATTTGATGAAATATAATCATTTATTTTAACATTATCATTATTATCATATGAGTATACTTTAGTTATATTATCAATATCATCTTTAGTTATATCATCAATATCACCAATATCACCTAAATTATCCAAAATTTCTTGATCATTTGAAGATATTGATAGATTGTTTAATTTTAAATTTGTTTTTGACTCATCCTGCTCCACCTGCTTTTCCAACTCTTCTCGATATTTTCTGTTTTTTTTTTTGACTATAGCTTTTTTTATTTGTAAGAAGTTACCATCATCATCTTGATTTTCTATCCATTCTTTAAATTTTGTTATTTCATTTTCATCAAATATATTTTGAAGATTTTTTAAAAAAATTCCAATATGCTCGTTTTGTTCCTTTATTTTTTCTTTTATTTTTTGAATTATATCTTCTTCGCTAATATTATTAAATGATATATTCTTATAATTATTAATTGAAATATCACTATTATTTTCTTTTAATTTATCACCTTTATTCCCTAATAAATATACATAGTCATTTATTTTTTGATCAACCTCTTTTATATTATTAAAGTTTTTTTCAATAATTAAATTATTATTTAAATTTAATTTTATTAATATTTGAAATATTTTTGTAAAAAATTTATATAAATATAGACTTCTTAAATCAATATAATATATTATAGTATTTATTTTTCCATTTTCAAATACTATCTCTACCGGCTCTGATGTTGCTACATGTGGTGATCTTCTTGATGTTGATACTTGTGGTGATGTTGCTGGTGATCTTCTTGATGTTGCTACTTGTTGTTGTATTTCTGGTAATCTTCTTGATATTTCAGGAGGTTGTCGTGATTTCCCTGTAGGTAAAGGCCGCAGCTTTAAAGGTTTTGATGCTAATGTTATAGGTTGTAAATTTTGTGTTGTAGATGACTTAGAAGAAGATCTATGAGCAGCTGCTTCCTTTTGTTTAATATAATTTAAGTAGTTTGTATTAGATTGAATATTTTTTTCATATTTATCTACAAAATCAACTTTCTTAATTCGAGCTCCAAGTGGTAATTTATATATATCAGCAAGTTTTTCTTTATCTTCATCTATTTTATCTTGTATCCTTTTTTTAAATTGAATCCTTTCTTCTTGTGATAATTTTTTAAAATTATTATTGTATTGTATTTCATATGGATTTATGTTTGTACCCATTATATATCAACCTAATAATATACTAATATAAAAAATACATCTCTCGCAATTTTTATATTACATATATATAGATAGATAGTATCGTTCATAATGTCTCAAGATAGTTGTAATGGCGGAGCAAAGAAACGTAAATTAACCCCGTATAACAAGTTTGTTAAGAAAATGTACAGCGAACTTCACAAGAAGTTCCCTAATGATTCAGCCCCTGAAATTATGAAAAAAATTGGCGCTGAATGGAGAAAGAAGAATAACAAGTAGACAAAATATTATACAGTATTCGCACGTATTTTACGCTTATCTGTAAAAGTACTACTTGACTTATTATTTTTATGAGATGAATTATATAACATAGAATAATTACACAAATTATCTACATATACATCATCTCGTAAATGGCTTTGAACACCATTAACAGAAGCCTTCGCAGTCTTCGAAGGCTTCATAACAACAACATTTAATTTAAAATATTCCCTTAATTTTGATCTTAATTCGCTAAGTATAATCGATCGGATTGCCCTATCCTTATCAGGTATTATTTTGAATGGTTGATGGTGACCCGTCCTATTATTATGAGCTTTTGTCTTTGTATGAACTTTTGAGATACCCCCATAACCTCTATATTCTTCTTCTTCATCTTCATTCTCAACATCCCATAATTCACTATAACTTTCATATTGCTGAGGCAATATACAATTTATTGCCATCCATTTCTTGTGTTCTACAGTTTCTCTTAGTTTTGTAGATATTGATTCTACTACACTATCTTTTACATGCCACCATTCAGTATTATCAAAAAATTCTATTGTTCTATCAACCCACCATCTCGGAGGCGAATGATTCCAATCTTTGGGATCTTTGTAATCCTTGTCCTCAAAATTCCATCGGCAATTATCCGGTAAGAATATATTCGGTATAAATTTCCAATCCTCACGGCTAATATAATAATTCTCAAGAGGAGCTGCGTATTGATAAACACCATCAATCGGTAGCGGATTTTTTAATACATCCTTGGGATTTGCGCTATAATTATAAGGTAGCTCATATCCAAGAGGATATGTCGCATTATATGTTCGCATGTAGGTAATTAATCTACGAATGTAATTTCTTACAAATAATCGCAACCCATTATCATATTTTTTCCAATAGTTCTTTCCATCACTCGTTATAACGCCTAAAAACTCTTGCTTTCTTATCCATATACCAATATAAAAGTTGGCTTTCGCTTGACCATGAAATTTTAAATCAACTCTGTGCGTTTTCCCTGTACTATCTCCAGTCATATAATGTAAAAATACTTCAGGATATACCGCAATCTCTAATATAGTCGCTATCTTTCTGTAAAACTCTATTAAAGCATTCGCAGATGTCTTATTATAATGCCCTGCCATACGTAGCACCGCAGCCCCTACATATGATAACAATAGGTTGAGTCTGGCGCAATTATTTATTTTGTTTGTTCCATCTCTAAATTGTGTAAATAATGCCTCATATAACCCTACATTATAATTGAACTTACTAAAATCATCAAAATCACTATCAAACCCACCACCAGATAAATCAACCTTGTTAAGATCAACAATAGTTACATGTTGTAGACCTTTAATTTTAGATAAACAAAGATCAATATTATTTTGTATATAATCAAAAAAATCGCAAAAAAATACTATCCAATCCTCGCTATTTATAGGATATGTAGTATAGTCAGACTCATTCTTTGCTATTAAATCTTTTGACTTCTTAGTTAGTTCTGTAGATAGCTTA